AAGAACCCCACCAGAGTTCTGATAGTTACGCCGAGTCGGTTCCTTGTACTCCCTGTGTGCCACCGGGAACGCGAAAGTCACACACAGCGCGTCGGCGGCATCAGGACTAGCCAGCCCACGCGATTTCATGTCCTTCTTTGACTCCAAAAAGATCGTTCCTCTGGAGTCCGGCTTCATTTTAGGCGAAATCAAGTCCGTTTTCAAGAACCGATCCAGCGGGATACTAGCAGATTTCAGCCATTCGCGCATCTCGCCCCACATCTGCGCCCTCATATTTCCGTACATTATAGGGTTTTTCGCCTTGTTGCCGAAGTTTACACCCTTTATTTTGTACCGCTGCTCTTTTAGCCTGTCCACGATCCCCGCCCCTAGTCCACCCTCGTCGATTACCACCAGCGCCGGACTGTACTCGTCTATCACATCTATCACATGCCCTACCACTGTCATGGTGTCATCGCCCCTGTGCCGCTTGATGGCTATGATGTCCCGCCCTTGGCGCACTGCGATCACCGTAGCGTCTGCCCCAAACCGTGCCGGGTCTACCCCCACAATAATAGGCGCGCTCATGTCCTTGTACTTAGCCCGTTTCATGGCTGCGTCGACCAAGTCAGCCCCAATGAACTGATCGTCCCCCGCGCTCGGGAACTGACCGTACACCTCCACATGCGCCTGCGCCGAGTCCGGCCCGTACTCCGCGATGATCTGCTCGTACACCGCCTTGTCCGTTCCCTCGACTGTCCTGGCGTCCACCACCTTAGTCGACCAGAACTCCCGTTTGGAGTTAAAGCACTCGTAGAAGTACCCCGTATTGCGCCGGGGGTTGCTAAACGCCAGCCAGAACCTGTTTGGTGTGTCCTCTGTAAAGAACCCACTCGTCACCGCCCAGATAGAGTCATCAATACCGCTGGCCTCGTCAAATATCACCATCACGCCGTCGTAGTTGTGTACGCCTGCGTATGCGTCCGGGTTCTCCGCTGACCACAGTCTGCCCTCTACGCCCCAGTACCGGGTGCCCTTCTTCAAGTCCCGCTCGACCAACTCAGTTAGCCACTTCGCGGGAGTTACCCGCGTGGCGCTCACCTCAAACCAGTGGCTGTTGATCGACATCGCCAGCCACTTGGTAATCTCGGCCCAGGTGATTGACCGCAGTTGGTTCTCGCTGTTGGCCGATATGATGGTTGTCGAGCCTATGCGCGTGGCAAGCATCCAGATCGTTATCCAACTCACCAGCGCCGACTTGCCGATCCCCCGTCCGCTGCTGATCGCCTCTCGTAGCGTGGTGAAGTCCAGCGTGTTCTCTTTGATGTGCCGTTCCATGTCCATCAGCACATCGCGCTGCCATTTGCGCGGCCCGCTGAAATGCTCTAGTGGCGTCCCCTTGACGCCCCACGGAAACACATAGCTTACAAACGCCAGTGGGTTGTCCTTTAGCGACGGACTCCACAGCCGCGCCATAAGTTCTTCTTCGTCGTCAGGGCTGTATTTGGTCGACTGCATACACCATTTCTATTACGCGGTTCTGCGCCTTCTCTAGCGCGTCCGTAATACTTATCCGGTTCTCTATGTCCACCGAAATTGACTGCTTCGCTACCCAGTCATGCTTGTGCTTGAGAATCTCAAGCGCCGCCTTAGCGTCGCCGCCCATCGCCGCGTCGTGCAGGACTTTACTCATCTCACGCTCACCATCAGCTTTACCCTTCAGCGCGGCCATCTCGGCCAATGGGTCAAGATGGCACAGTTGCCGGTACTCTGTGGGCAGTAGCCCAGACGCGAGTGCTAGCGTGTCGCCGCGCAGCCCTAACTTGGCTGCATCGTAGATGGCCTGTAAGCGTGTCTCTGTCGCCTGCACGACGCGGGGTGCGAAGGGTAGTGATTGGAACATGGCCGTATTATGAAATAAAAAAAAAGTTTTGGCAAACCCTCCGTAGCCGCACGGCCCTCTTGCCCGGCCCTACCCCCCCCCACCTGGCGCCGCGCGCCCAGCGCCCGGCATGGGTCAAAATGGCCACGGTCGCACAGGCCTCAGGCCACGCGCAGGCCGTGGGTCACAATGGTCATGGCCATCTAGGTCGCTAGCATATGGTCACAATGGCCATGACCATGCTAGTGCTTGCCCATGCTGCTATTGCATGGGCGCCATGCGCCCGGTAGCTTGCGTTTTTAGCGTGCGTGGGCAATCATGGGTCAAATGGTCATATGTACCACCCATTTTTTATTGACGCCGGACCTACACTTGTAGCTGTAGCTGTAGCTGTATTGTTATATATATAACAATCTATTTTTCAAATATAGATAGTAACCATTTTAACCATATGACACATTGCCCCCCAAACCCACGCATTCGCCCATGACCCAGAATCGACCCAGACTACCCACACACTAAGGGTAAACCCCTAGAAAATAGGCCTTGCATTGTACGGGAATCGTGTACAATACCTACAGGCCAAGCAAACCGCAAGGCCATCAACGCAAAGGCCCACAATGAAAACCAATCTTGGAATCGTACTGTTCAATCTTGGCGGCTGTCTCTTGGCTGTCATCATCACGGCCATCACCTACTACCTGGGCGCCGCATGATCCGATCTCTAATCTCATTCGCTGGCGTCGTAATTTTCGGCGCCGGTCTCGCAGTCGCCATGGTCGACCCAGGCCAAGGCATCTACTACATTGCAGCCGCAACTTGCTTGTGGTTGGTTGCGCTTGCTGGAGGCACACAATGAAGCATCTAGGTTACATTTTGTATGAAGGCCCGTCAAAAATTGACGGAAAACCAATTGTTGTCATCGTCAACAAAATCGACGGCTCAGACAACGCCAAGACGGGCGCCATTGTCCAGAGCTTTATCATTCGGTCTGACGTCGCACCGACCGATGCGCTCAAAACCGGCGACGATGTCAGCGTATGCGGGCAATGTGAGCACCGCCCGAGCTTGGCAAAGCATACCGGCGCCGCACCATGTTATGTCAATGTCGGGCGGTCTGTCCGCGCTGTGTACGACGCATACAAGCGCGGCCGGTACACTCGCGCCAGCGTAGAGACCATCGCGCTGGCGCTGGCGGGTAAGAGCTTGAGAATCGGCACGTACGGCGACCCAGCGGCCGCGCCGGTCATGGTCTGGCAGCGCGTGACACGCTATGTCACTGCGCGCGCCGGCTACTCGCACCAATGGGACACGCCCGGTTTTGACCACGCAGCATGGGCGCCGCTCGTCATGGCATCGGCCGACACGGTCGATCAGGCCGCGCGTGCTAATCTGTACGGCATGCGCGTATTCCGGGTTAGCATCGGCGCCGATAAACAACCTGGCGAGACCACTTGCCCAGCATCGGCTGAGGGTGGGCGCAAAGCAACGTGCCAGACCTGTATGCTTTGTGGTGGCACTAGCAAAGCGGCCAAAGATATCGTCATCGCCGACCACGCGGTCGGGCACAAGCGGCGCGTCATCATGCTGGCGGTAGCATGATAGCCCGCTATCCGGGCAAATGCGCGAAGACCGGGCGCGCCATCAGGCCGGGCGATTCCATCGTCATGGTCAACCGGCGCCCGGTACTGACACGGGCGCCCGACTCACGGGTAATATTCTATGGCGAGCGCGGCGCCACCACACTATACAGAAACCCGGCGGGCAGGTGCGAAGATGCGCCATGCTGCGGGTGCTGCACAATCTAATGCTCGACTGTCAGGCGCCCGCGCGGCGCCTGATGGGCGCGCATTCGCGTCGTAACTAAGGGTAAAAATGCGTGATATTACACTATCGACCGGGCGCGTCGTCGTCCACACTCGCGAGCCTAACGGCTCGACATTGGCCACGCCCACACCCGGATACTACGCCATGACGCGCGCAGAGTACGCGGACTATCTGGCGCAACGCGCCGCTAATCATGCCGAAGATCAACCCGACTGGAACAATCAATTATGAAACACCTAGACTGGACAGGCATCCGAAAATTCGGCGCGACTGACAGTGCCGGGCGCTGGTATCCGCGCGCGGACGTTGCACCGTACTTTGCAGCTATCCGCGCGCCATCGCGCGCATGGCCTCACTCTTACGCCCGCGCGGCGCAAACCATGAAATTTGCAGCATGGCTGCAAGAAAAGGGGCTGGCATGAAACACCTAGTAACCTATCGGGCAGGCCAGCCCGGATACATCGACGAGCACCGGCACGGCACGGTCGATATATGGCACGACCAGCGCCGATACATCTACAAAAGCACTTTGGCGCGCAACGTCCGCGCGTTCATCGCGCGCGCGTGGCAACAAGAGCACATCCACATAACAGGCAAGCACCCATCATACATATTGGAGAATCAATTATGAACACGTGCCTCGTCGCTGTAAGAGTCGAAGGCAAGACCGCGATATTTTCTTTTAGGAATAGCGACGACGCGGACTCTTTTGTATCAAATATGGCAAAAGCGTTTCCAGAGTGCGAATTTATTAAGACTATACAACCAAAGGAAAATCATGCAAACAATTAAGCACGGCCGCGCCACCTACAAAATCAGCGATAGCAGGCAAGATTTCATGTCGGCGCTGCTAAAGTGTACAGGCAAGCATAAGCGGGTAAAGAGCAAAGGCCCGGAGCGGCGCATATACCCCCCATATGGCGCCAGTCAGTCAACCTGCGACTATGTCGCAGCGTACGAGCGCGCCAATAGCGGCCGGTGGCCGCGCGGCGGCGGCGCGCCCTATGGTACAGAGTCAACAAGCTGCTATGCGGGCCTCAGCACTCGCCTGACGCCAACGGAAGGCGCGGACGAGTGCTGTACGCTATCCTGATCGCTGCTATCCTTGCAGTTCTTTTGAATTTATAGCGGCGCGCAGGTCGGTCTTCGACATGCCGCGCAGCTCGGGCGCACAGAAAATGTGCTTTTTGGACGGGTGCGCCACTGAGTGTATGCGCCCGCAGTCTACCCAACCGGCCTCTTTCAGCGCGTGCAGCAGCGCGGCCGGGTGCAGTTTAATGCCTGCTGGCGCGTAATGCGTCAGGCCGTCGCAGATCGAGTGGAACGGCGACGAAACCACACCATCGGCAAACGCACCGACGCGCGCCTGTATCCTGCCCATCAGGAACGACTCGGCAATGCTCATGCCGTGCTCGACCATTATCATCTTGGCCTCAGTCATTGGCGGCGGCGCGGCGGGGTTGAACGCGCTAACATCCCGCGTGTGCAAGTACGCGGCCACGGCCTCGTACCCGCCCTGGTGCTTGTACCATGTCCAAATACTCACGGCGTCGGCCTCGGGCATCTTACCGGCCTCAGACCATATGCAAAACCAGCGCCTGTCCTCGCTGGGGATCGAAATTGCAGCGCGTTCGTTTGAAAATGCCACTACTAGGATGCGGTTCAACGACATGTACGGGTGTAAGCCCTTACGGTTAACCGGCAGCAGTTCAGGCGGCGCGGCGATGACGGGCTTCATCACGTTCTCGGTCGCGCGCCTGTCCTTGGCGTCGGAGTGACGCAACTCGCCTATCTCCATCACTTCGCATTCCAACGTGTAGCCCCATTGGGAGGACAGTTCCTCACTCTTGACGAAACTGCAATTAATCTTGGCGCCGCCGCCGATAGACCAGAAAAACGGCGCCATCAGCGTATCCTTGCCCGAGCCATGATTGCCAGCTATCAGCAGCGCATGGTTGATCTTGATGCGGGGAAACTGCACCTTGTGCGCCAGCGCGTCCAGCAGGTGACGGCGCTCGAACTCTATCGGGATCATGCGCTCGACATGTTGCAGCCACCGGGTAACATCGCCAGCCACGGGCGCGGGGCGGGCATCGCGCCAGCGGTTGCCGAACACCAGGCCATCACGCGAGACAAGGACAGACTCGCCAGCAGCGTAGGTGACTCCAACGAGCGAGTGAGCGCCACGCGCCTGTCGGTTCTGGTCGAACGATACGCTAGACTCGACGCGCTGCTTACCGTGGATCGACTTGCAGTAGATGTGTCTAAACAGCGCATTGAAGGTGCCACGCGCTATCTCGCGGCGGTCGTCCATGTCGAAGTACGCGTCGTCATCTTGCAGATATGCGAACCGCGCGTACCAGCCGTCGACCTCGACGCGGCCCAACTGCTTGCGCTCGGCCTGCGCGATAACCTCGGCGGCGGCGTCCGGGAAGGCGGCGGTCGGCGCCAGCTTGGCCAGTGTGCCCTCCATAACAGCGGCCAGCAGTTCCTCGCGCAGCCCCGGCGAGTGCTTGGGGCCGCCCTCGACGGACACCCAGGCCAAGAAGTCAGCAGAGCCGAAGTCGATGCAATGCGAGTGCAGGCAGCAGTAGGCGCGGTTCGCAGCCAAGTACCGGCCCTCGGGGTTGCCATCGGTGTGCTGGTCGGACTGCGGGCAGGTAACGCCAGCCCAGCCCTCGCCATTTGGGCGCGAGAGTAG